CACTGCGGCGATGGCGAGCAGCTTCCTGCGGAACCGCATCATCAATGGGGACATGCGGATCGACCAGCGGAATGCTGGGGCGAGCGTGACGCCTGCTTCGTCAATCTACACTCTAGACCGATGGAATGCGGTTGTGTCGCAATCTAGCCGGTTTAGCGTTCAGCAGTCCTCTGTGGTGCCAGCGACGTTCACCAACAGCATGTTGGCAACTTCACTGACCTCAACAGCGCCGAGCGCATCTGACTTCTTTGCTCTCACCCAGTATGTCGAAGGCTTCAACGGGGCGGACCTTGGCTGGGGCACCGCGAATGCCCAGACCGTCACGCTGTCCTTCCGGGTTCGGTCTAGCCTTACCGGCACTTTTGTTGTCGCTTTCCGCTCTGGTAGCGACGATGCGGCGTACCCGGCGACCTACACAATCAACGCGGCGAACACTTGGGAAACCAAGACGATCACCGTGCCGGGTCCGACCAGCGGCACCTTCGGAACTGGCAACGGACGCTGCTTCGGGGTGTGGTTTGTTCTGGGCATGGGATCAAATTTCCACGGCACAGCTAACGCCTGGGCTGGCGGCAGCGCTCTGGGAGTGTCCGGTGCCGTCAATGTTGTCGCCACCAACGGCGCTACCTTCTACCTGACCGGCGTCCAACTCGAAGTTGGCACCGTCGCAACGCCATTTGAACGCAGGCAGTACGGGCAGGAACTGGCGCTGTGCCAGAGGTATTATGAGAAATCCTTTCCGATTGATACGGCCCCGGCAAATGGTATCTATTCGATGGGCTATCTTGGCTACGTCTGTTTTGCTGATCAGTGGGTGTTCGCTATACCAACAATCCTATTCAAGGTCGTGAAGCGCGCCGCTCCGACGATTAGCTTCTTTGGCACACCAAGCAATACTTGGCAGATTAACGACAACAACAACAACTGGCAAAATTATGCCGCTGTCGGCACTGGCTTTCAGGCGTCCATAGGCATCTTCACAACGGGTTTTAGTGCTGGCGTTCACAATAATGAAAGTAGTGGTTACGCTATTGGCAGTGCCCGTATGATACGCGGCGACTGGGCCGCATCTTCGGAGCTTTGATCATGTACGCCAACGCCCAATACTACAACGACCTGTCCGGCAACCCGGCTGGCATCCGCTGCGACATCAACGGCGTGACCAGCTTCGTGCCGCTCGACCCGGCGAACACCGACTACCAGAACATCATGGCTCTGGTAGCGGCGGGTGAACTCACGATTGCTCCTGCGGAGTAGGCGGCCATGCCCCAAGACCTTTACAACATCATCGTCGGGGTCGCCGGAGCGGCAATCGGCTGGATGCTGAAGGTCGTCTGGGAGAGCGTCCGCACCCTGCAAGAAGAGATGAAGCGCATCGAGCGTGAGCTTCACACGTCCTACGTCAGCAAGGACGACTATCGAGCAGACATCCAGGAGATCAAGGAGATGGTGAAGGCCATCTTCGATCGCCTGGAGCGCAAGGTCGACAAATAGGAGAACGCCATGAGCAAGGACATCTGGCTGGGCTTGGCCCGACACATTCTGACCGCCCTCGGCGGCGTCTTCGTTACGCGCGGCTATATCGACGCCAGTTCTGCCGATGCCGTGGTCGGCGCTGCCATCACGTTGGGCGGCGTAGCCTGGTCGGTTGCTGATAAGAAGGCCCGATGAAAGGCAACTTCGACGCCGCGCTGGCCGCCGTTCTGAAGCACGAAGGCGGCTGGGCCGACCACCCGGCCGACCCGGGCGGCGCGACCATGAAGGGCGTGACAAAGCGTACTTTGGAGGCCCACCTCGGCCGCCAGGTCACGAAGGACGAACTCCGCGAGATCAGCAACGAGACGCTGGCTGAGATTTACCGCCGCCGCTACTGGGACGCCGTCCGCGGCGATGACCTGCCGGCCGGCGTCGATTACGCCGTGTTCGACTGCGCCGTGAACTCCGGCCCCCGTCGAGCGGTCCTCTTCGCGCAGGAGGTTGCCGGCGTGACGCAGGACGGCGCTATCGGCCCGAAGACGCTGGCCGCCATCGAAGCTGCTTGCGCAGAAGGGGCCGAAGGGTTCATTGAGGAGTACAGCGAGGCGCGCCAGGCTTTCCTGCGCAGCTTGCCTACGTTTCAGGTGTTCGGCCGCGGCTGGACCCGGCGCGTGGACGACGTGGAGGTGACCGCCGCGCGTATGTCTCGCGGAGAGGAGAAGGTCTAAATGCCTCTTGCCGCCCTGAATATCCCGCCGGGGGTCGTGAAGCCGGCGACGCCTCTGCAGGTGAAGGGGCGGTACTGGGATGCCAATCTGGTCCGCTGGCGCTCCGGCAAACTGCTGCCGGTGGGCGGTTGGCAGCGCATCAGCAGCAGCCCGCTGGCCAGCACCTGCCGCACGATCTTCACTTGGGCCGACCAGGAAGGTCTGCCCTACGCCGCGCTGGGCTGCGAGAACAACCTCTACATCCTCGACGACTCGTCCTACCTGGACATCACCCCGACTGGCTATGTGCAGCCCGAAACCGGCCAGTACGGCGGCTACGGCGCCTTCGACTACGGCGAGTTGCTGTACGGGCTCGATTACGGTCTGGTGAGCATCACTACCGCCGCGCGGGCCTCCAATGTCGTGACGATCACGACTGCGACGCCGCACAGCTTCCCTGTCGGCATGTCGGTGCTGATCGCGGGCGTGACGAACACGTCCTTCAACGGCACTTTCACCATCACAGGCGTGACGTCCACGACGTTCACCTACGCCCAGACGGGCGCGAACGCCTCCTCGACGGGCGGCACGGCGGCGCTGCCGGTGGCCGACCGGCGCCCGCCGAACTTGATCTACGGCGAGTCCTTCTCCTGGACCTTCGACAACTGGGGTGAGGATCTGCTGGCCGTGTCGTCCAGCGACGGCCGGCTGCTGCACTGGAACACGGGCGAACCTACCGCCGCACCTGTCGGCACCAGTCCGATTGTCAGCATCACCCGCGTCTCCAACGTTGCCACGGTGACGACTACGGACAACCACGGCTACGCGGTCAGCGAGAGCATCGTCGTCTCGGGCAATTCCGTCGGCAGCTTCAACGGCACGCACACGGTTACGTCAGTGCCCAGCCCAACGACGTTCACCTTTTCCGACTTTGGCACCAACACCACCGGCACGGGCGGCAGCGTCACCACGACGAAGGTGATCCCGATCAGCAACCGCGCCGTCATCGTCACGCCCGAGCGCCACGCGGTCCTGCTGGGCGCGGGCGGTGTGCCGCGGCGCGTGGCGTGGTCCTCGCGCGAGAACTATACCGACTGGGACTTCGCCTCGACGACGAACACCGCCGGCTTCCTCGACCTCGACACCGAGAGCCTGCTGGTGATGGCCGCCCCCGTCCGCGAGGGCACGCTGATCTGGACCGAGAGCGAGGCGTGGCTGATGCGCTTCATCGGCCTGCCCTACGTCTACTCGATCGAACGCATCGGCTTCGGCTGCGGCCTCATGTCGCCGCGGTCCTTTGCCGTCACCGCTGGCCGCTGCATCTGGATGGGCAAGGAGAGCTTCTGGATGTACGACGGCGGCGTCGTGAAGCCGCTCGCCTGTGACGTCGGCGCCTACGTCTTCGACAACATCGACCCGAACTCCGGCCCGCTGTACACGCACGGATCGGACAACGGCACGTTCCCCGAGGTCTGGTTCTGGTTCCCGCCGCAGGACTCCGGCGTGCCCGACCTGTCGGTCTTCTACAATTACCAGGAAAACTGGTGGGGCATCGGCAACACGATGACCCGCACCGCCGCCTGCAGCGCCGGGGTGTTCAAGTTCCCCCTGGCGACTGACCAGGCGAACGAGCTGTACTACCAGGAGAACGGCTGGACTGCAGCCGGCGTGCCGATCCAGACCGACCGCTACGCTGAGACGGGTTCGCTCAATCTCCGCGACGGCGCGTCCGTCTCCTTCGTCCGCCAGGCGCTGACGGACAGCGGCTACGGCTACGACAGCACCCAGCTGACCTTCTTCTCGACCTTCACCCCCGAGGGCGCGGAGACGACGTCGGGGCCGTACAACCCCCGTTCTGACGGCTACACCGATGTCCGCGTGACAGGGCGCGATTTCCGCATCAAGATCGCTTCCTCGCAGGACGCTGAGTGGAGCATCGGCCAGATGCGGATCGACTTCGTGCCGAAGGGCGCCCGATGAGGGCCAATCTTCCTCCGGCCCCCGCTGCTTACGACCCCGGCTACTTCACGCGGGCGCTGTCGGCGCTGGACCAGATCATCGGCCAGACCGTCACAAAAATCGAAGCAGTGGAGTCGGTTTTGCTTCAAGCCCCCAACGGGTCGGTATATAAGCTGACAGTCAGTAATACGGGAACCCTAACGACCACGGCGGTGCCGCTTGGACAATCGGGCTCTCCTCCT